TGAAGCAGGACGCGGAACGGGTCACAGAGTTCTTCCCGGAACTGGAGTTTCGCTTGGTGCCACTGCTCGATGGGAGAAGCTTTAACTTTGTGGAGATTCCGAAGGCGATGAGTCAGGCGGATGGGTTTGCTGAGGTATTACAGTGAGTTGGTATGTCGGAGCAGATTTGAAAAGCCTGTTAGATGTACTGGACGAGATGACGCCAGCAGAACTAGAGCGGGCGATGCGTCCGACCAGCCGGAGGCAGATATTTTTCGATGATCTGCCACGGATTCTCGATGATCCGCCGACCGTCGATACTGTAGAATTCGATGCCTGACCGTCCTCCGCAGATTTGTCCCGAGTGCGGGAAGATCACCGATGGATCCCGTCATTGTGAAGCTCATCAGCTTAAAAATCGGTCGTTACGAGATGGCGCTGATCGCAGTCGAGTCCGACGCGAAGATGGCTTCAAGCGACTTTACGACTCCTGGGCCTGGCGCGGACGAAGAGGGATCCGGAGACAGGTCTTAGCGCGTGATCCTTTCTGCCAGATTGGCATATTGTGCGAGGGTCGCGGTTTCAGCGTGGACGTGGATCACATTGTCCGGGCTGAACTTTATATTCAACAGCATGGCGGTGATTCTCAGTTCTTCTATGATCTCGACAACCTCCAAGGAACGTGTCATGGTTGCCACTCCTACAAGACAACTACTGAGGAGGCCGGTCTGAATGCCCAACTGCTCCGTTCCGGAATGTGAGAGAAACGCCTATTGCAAGGGTTTGTGTCCGCTGCATTATCAGCGCAAGTGGCGACATGGCAGCACTGACGATATCAGGAGCAAGCCGTCATCTTTGGAGTTGGGCCACAAGATTTGCATCACTTGCAAACGCGATCTGGCCGCCTCGGAGTTCTATCCTCGGCGAAACCGAAAACACGTCTCGTCGCAGTGTAAGGCCTGCCTCTCGGCGGCCGAAATACTTTACCGATGGAATGAGACCAAGGAGCAGAAGGCCGCGCGGTTGGAAAAGCAGAGACCAAAGTCGAGAGCGCGCTGGGCCGAGATGCGGCTGAAGGTCATCGGCGGTTATGGCGGTGGCTGCTGCTGTTCGGGCTGCAATGAATCTTGTCCCGAGTTCCTGACCATAGACCACGTTAACAACGACGGCGGTCGCAAGCGGAGGGAGAATCTGTACCGCGAGTCGGGCCGAACTTTAATGAGGCGGCTCATCCAACTCAACTATCCGCCCGAGTATCAAATACTTTGCCGCAACTGCAATGGGGCAAAGGCGATATACGGCACCTGCCCGCATGAGAAGGAGCAGCGGCTTATACAAGCTCCGCCATTTGAAAGCACCGCGCTAAAGGCTTTAGCCGGGGTTGAATAATGGGCGGCGTTCGAGGTCGATCAGGCGGCAGAAATCGTAAAACGCTGGCGCAGAAGCTGCGGGACGGTAATCCTGGCAAGCGGCCGCTGAACCGGAAGGAACGGCAGGCACTCCCCGGCGAGCCTAAACTTCCAAGCGGCATGACCCGAGAATCACAAGCGGTATGGCCGGAAATCGTGGCTATCCTGAAAGAGAACAATGCGCTTTTTGTCACAGATGGATTAGCAATCTCAGCCTTGTGCTCAAGTTTCGTACTCTTCCGCAAAGCAGAGGCAGCCATTGAGCAGTACGGCGCTTTGGCCGTCACGATCGATGATAAAACTGGAATCGGAGAATTGAGAACTTCCCCCGCCGTCCGAGTGCGAAGCGATGCTTTGAAGCACATGCGGGCAGGTTGGCAGGCATTTGGACTGGATCCGGTATCACGATCGGGATTAAGTGTGGGGAAGATTCCAGATAGACAGCCGGAGACGGCACTGGATGCGATTTTACGAGCAAAGAGTGCAGGGGATGACGTGGTGAATTAAACATGGCAAATGGTTGGCCCGATACGTTCCGTATCCGACCCGAAGCTTTGAACGTCCAGGAAATTGAAATGAGCGCTCCCGCCAACTTAATCGAGATCCCGTTGACCACGAAGATTCTTCCCTGCGGCAAGTGTGGAAGGAATCTAGTAGTCAGCACGAAGACTGTACTGGCTTATTGTCCGGGATGTTCGCAGGGGCTGGGAGAGAAACGCTAGGCCATGATGTTTTGGGTCCGGGACCGGAATGCGGAAATGGCATGGGTCGATCATTGCGGCATCCGATACAAATGCCCCGTTCCCCTATTGCTGCTTTCCCCTCGTCATGGCGTCCGCATCTTTTGGAGAACGGTTCTTTGGATGCTCGGGCTCGGAAATTCTCCCGGTCCCGTCCCAATCGGCAACGGCCCATTCCTTTTGAGAGAGTTCCCAACGCTCGCCAGTTACACGTCAGAATCGCGTGATCCAACATTCGAGTAAGTGGAAGACATCGGCTGCCGAGAAATTATTAGCCGAGCACTGCCGCAGAATCCCCACCGTTGCAAGATATTCATTAGACGTTCTGACTGGAAACATTCCAACCGGAAGGCTGATGTTTCTGGCGGTTGAACGGTTTGTCGATGATCTTCAGAACGGTCCTTCCCGCGGATTACGCTTCGATCAGGGCGCGGCAGTCGCAATCATCAAATTCTTTCGCGACCTGGCTTTCCCTTCAAAGCCTCCAGTGGGATATGAGCAGTTTGTCTTGGCGAATCTCTTCGGCTGGAAGAAAGCGGATGGATATCGCAGGTTTCAGACGGCCTACATTGAAATCGGTAAAGGTAACAGAAAAACTCCGCTTGCTTCGGGAGTGGGATTATACGGCATCACCGGAGACGAAGAACCCAGCTCAGAAGTCTATCTAGTCGCCCCGACAAAAGAGCAGTCCGCGATTGGCTTCAAGGACGCGGCTCTCATGGTCGACGCTTCGCCAGAACTCAGGAAACTGGTCAAGAAGTATGGCTGCTCGAACCGCTACACCAGCGGGAATTTAAGCTGTGGCGCATCGTTCATGCGGCCGATCGCAGCCGACCGCGACAATCTGGATGGACCCAGGCCGCATGTTGTCATCGTTGACGAATTGCACGAACATAAAGATTCGCAGATCGTAGACAAGCTGGTCGCAGGATTCAAGCACCGCAGACAGCCGCTAGTCTTTGAAATTACGAATTCCGGGCATGACCGGGAAACCATCTGCTGGCAGCATCACGAATACACCAGACAGATTCTTGAGAAGATCTTCACCAACGATTCCTGGTTCGGCTTCATCTGCCACTTAGATGTATGTGACGACTGCCGATCCCGCGGCAAGGATCAACCCAACTGCGACAACTGCGATAACTGGCTGGATGAAAGCGTTTGGGTCAAAGCGAATCCGGGACTCGATGCAATTCTTCCGCGAGACTACCTGCATAAGCAAGTGAAGGCGGCACTGGAGATGCCATCCAGCCGGAATCTGATCCAGCGGCTAAACTTTTGCATCTGGACGCAGAGCGTAGAGCATTTTATCTCTCCGGAGGCGTGGAGAGCTTGTGCGTGGGAAGAGGTTGCGGTTTAAGCCTCGCGATAATAACTGACCGATCTTGCCCGCAGTTTGAGCATTTTACGCCAGGGCCGCCTATACCGAGAACAGAGCTTTCTTTGTAGATTGTTCCAGCCTCAATTGCGGCATCGTAGCACGTCCCGCAGAGTTGAGGGCGGCTAGATTTTGCGTGGCGACTCATGTTCGGTGAAAAATCAATTGCCCGCCGCAGTTGCATAGTTTTTGGTCAAGCATCATCTCACCGCCGCTCATTTCATGGCCGTTTTCGCAGATGAATTGCTCGCGACGCCGTGCATTGAGAGACTCGGTAAGACTCTCCAGCTCTGCCATTGCCCGGCCCAAGTCAAGAAGATCGCTGCCCTTTATAATCTGCATGAGCGAATTGTACATTGGTGATCCACTTATTTTTCTGTGGAGAGCTTGTGCGTGGGAAGAAGTGGCGGTTTAAGGCTCTTTCTGCCAGAAATTTACGCAGTAGGTTGTGGTTTGATAGGCCCTTCCGTTCCGAGTTAGGCCTTCCTTCTGCACTCTCACTAAGTGGGACTTTCTTCCAAAGCCTGTGACCCTTCCCCGGAGAGCCGGATTGGTCCGATTCCATTCTTCGGTAGTCACAACCGTATCGCCGATCGCGAACAGGTTGCGGTTTCGAAAGCCGAGCATGAGCGAATTGTATATCGGTGATCCCGTAGCCTGGCGCCGGCACAAAATAGAATATCTAAAAGGTTGCATTTGCTTTGGCGGATTGGATCTCGGAGCGGTCAACGATTTCACTTGTTTAGCGCTTTACTTCCCCAAGCAGCCAAAAGTTCTGAAACCTGTATTACTCCTCTGGTCATGGGTTCCAGCCGACGTCGATCAGCACAAAGTCCTGAAAGAGCGCTACGGATTCGAGCAGTGGGTCGAAGGCGGATTCCTGAAACTTACTTCCGGCGTGCGCACCGACTATGCCGTCTTGCGGGAAGACATCCTGCAACTGGACCGGGATTACGTGATTGAAGAATTAGCCTACGATCCGCGATTTTCCTTCCAACTCGTTCAAGAATTGATGGCCGAGAGCGTCAACGTAGTCGAACATCGCCAGGGTCCAATCTCAATGACCGGGCCGATTCAGGAATTTCAGCGGCAGATTTTGGGCAAAGACTTCGTACACGGCATGAATCCCTTACTCACATTCAACGTGGACAATCTAGTCGTAGAAGATGACGGGCGCGGCAATTTGATGTGCGCGAAGCCGGGGAATCCGAACTCGCCGCGGAAGATTGACGGGGCGGTCGCTTCGATCATGGCAACGGGGCGAGCGGCGGCGAATCCCGATGCGTGCGGATCTACCGGTGAAGTCTATTTTGCTTAATCCATCCAGTGCGGACAAAATTCTTTCGTCATCATCCAGCAGGCTTCGAGAATTTTGCCAAGGTTCAGGAGTGTTTCACGGCCGCAAGCGTGAAGCATGCAGTCGTCGGTAATATCAAAATACCAATTTGAGCAGCCGTCCCATTTGACGCTTCCGTGAGCATATAACTGGGCCTCATCGATGCTTTCCACCGCATCAGGCCTGGAAGTCGCTCCATCTCTTTCGAAGAGAATTTCACCATTCAAAGTTGTTCCGACGATTTCAAAGATTTCATAGTCCACGGAGTAGTCACCGGGCTTGATCCTCACGGCGAATTCCAGCTCCGCAAAATATCGCACCGTCGCTTCAGCTTTCATTGAGCCAATTATAACCATGAGACATCGTGGCCTCTTCTTAATCTGCGGATATTTCATGCTCATGGGCGGCGTCTTCCATTTCTCCCGAGCTGCTTCCTTGATTGTGGGCGGCCTTGTCCTGCTCATCGCCGGCTGCATTTCGGCCGCGAACGTCCGGAGTGTTGAATAAATGCGCCTGACCAAGCGAATCGGCGGATTTTTCTCTAGTCTGTCCTTTCGCGCCGATGCTGGGTTAGGAATAATTGGCTCGCCTTCGCCTGATTCAGATTACTGGTATCACGGCCTCGGTCACAGAAGTGCGGCCGGGCCGAATGTTTCTCCGGGTACGGCCACACGACTAGCTGCGGTCTTTGCCTGCACGCGCGTATGCGCGGAAACCCTGGGCTCGCTTCCCATTGGCATCTACCGCGAGCGAAAAAGCGGCGGCCGCGATGCGGCTACGGATCATCCCGCGCAAGAATTATTCCTGAAGCCGAACCAATGGCAGACAGGAATGGAATTTTTCGAGCTGATGCAGGCGCATCTTGAACTCCGCGGCAACGCTTATGCAATAAAAGTACCGGGGAACGGGCGGGCCATCGATCAACTCATCCCAGTGCATCCCGATCGGGTCCAAGTTTACTTACTTCCGAATAGCCGACTGCGCTACGAAGTCATGCAGTATTCCACTGGACAAACTGATCGCTACACCCAGGATGAAATCCTGCACATGCGGGGATGGTCCTTCGATGGAATTTTAGGAATCTCCACGGTCAGCGCACTCGCCGAAGTGATCGGAGTCGGACTCGCCCAGCAGGAACATCGAGCCCGTTACTTCCGCCACAATGCAATTCCGGGCATGGCGATTGAGTCAGCGTTGAAGCAGACTGAGGAAGCGCGCGAGAAGCTGACCAACTCGATCGAGGAAAGATTCACCGGCGAAGGCGCTTTCAGAGTCATGTCTTTGCCTCCGGGCATGACCGTCAAAATGCTTGGGCTGACAAATAAGGATTCGCAGTTAATAGAAGCGTCCGCAGCCTCCAGAGTGGAAATCTGCGGAGCGTGGAGAGTTCCACCGCACAAGATCGGTGACCTCAGCCGCGGAACCTTCTCGAACATCGAACAACAGAACATCGAATTTGCAACCGATTGCCAGCGGCCTCGAATCGTGCGCGCAGAGCGGCGTTTGGACGCTGACATTGTTTCTCCGCTGCGTGCCTACGAATCCGCATCGGGAGATTTCTTCGTAACTTTCAACATGGATGCGCTCTACCGCGGCGATATGAAGAGCCGCTATGAAGCCTATGCGCAGGCGATCACGGCAGGATGGTTAGTACCGAACGAAGCCCGCGCGGCGGAAGGCAGGAATCCGATCAAGGGGCTCGACGAACCTCGCATGGCAGTCAATATGGAAACGGTTTCGCAGGCACAAGAGCGCCACGACGCATCGAATGCTGCTGCCACAGCAAAAAGCGGCGAAGCAGACGAAGAAACTATAGCAAATGGTCCGGGATCGGGCAGTGCAGAAGTACCAGAGGATGATAGCCCAGCCGAAGATAAACAGACAGCCTCGGTAATCCAGCAACGAGTACGAGCCTATGCGTTGAATGCGGCTGACCGGATCACACTACGGGAAGCGAAACATCTGCGGCAGATTGCCAGCAAATCGGGCGCGGATTTCGAGAAATTCAAAGCTGGCGTCAACGAATTCTATCGCGATCTGACTCCGATCGTGGCTGAAACCATGCTGCTCTCGAAAGAAGCCGCCGAGGCTTACTGCACCGGACGTGCTTTAACCGTACTGACCGCCAAGCGCTACGAAACTTTTGAAGTGATCGAGAAGATTGGCGAAGACGCGCCAGCCTTGGCCGAACTCGCTTTATCCCACAATGGCTAGGTCTGGCCCCATGCCTCTGACTGATTATGAAATGGCTCTCCGCCTTAGACAGATCGGGAGCGTGGACTTTGAACGTTTAGCGGCACTTTTAGGCGGCGACAAAGCGGCGATTCGGGCCATGCGGGAAGAAACTAAGTTTATTGATGCCCATCCGCACCTTCCACGAAGCGCTGAATTCGCAGCCAAAGTAAGAAATTATCTGGTCGCGCAAAAACTGGTGTGGAATCAGGACAATCTAGAAATCGCTGTAGCCGCGGTTCAGATAAAGGGAAATGCCGAAGATTATGACTAAGCAAAAATGTGTTTGCTCGTTCTGTGGCAAGCGCTTCCGGAACATGAGAAAACGCTACAAGCACGCCAAGGACTGCAAGTTCTAAGAGAGTTGACCTCACATGATGAAATATTCCCGCATCGTTACTGAAGCCTATCGCCGAGTTTGGGCTCTGCGTGAAGAAACGCTCAGGGCCATGCAAGATCTGCTGTGCCAACAGTCTTCCGGCGTGAAGTGGTCCGTCGAAGAAATTCGTGAGCGCATCGCAGCCGCAAACGCAGCTTCGGGCTACCTGGGACATGACGAAATCGAAGCACGCTATCTCGCCCTGGACGGCGAACCCTTATCTATGCAGGCTGCCGGAAAACGGAATGCCGCAGCGCCCGGAAGCGTGGCTGTTATTCCCATGACCGGAATCATCTCCCACCGCATGAGCATGATGGGCGAAATCTCCGGGGCGGGCGGCGGCTCAATCCAAGCTCTTACCGCACAATTCCGACAGGCGCTCGAGGATGGAAACTGCAAAGCGATCGTGTTCGATGTGGATTCGCCCGGCGGCTCAGTCGAGGGCGTGATGGAGTTGGCGCAAGAAATCTATAACGCGCGCAAGGTGAAACCGGTTACCGCGGTCTGCAACGCAATGGCCTGCAGCGCGGCCTATTGGCTGGCTTCGGCGGCAAGCGAAGTAGTTTGCACTCCCAGTGGCCAATGTGGAAGTGTCGGCGTCTACATGATGCTGCAAGATGAGTCGGAAGCGTTGGCCAAGGAAGGCATCAAGATCAGTATTTTGAAGGCGGGAAAGTTCAAAGCAGAAGGGCATCCCTCACAACCCCTGACCGATGAAGCGCGAGACTTCCTGCAGGGCCAAGTGGATAGCGTGTACGGAATGTTTGTGAAAGCGGTCGGACAACAACGCGGAGTCTCCCAGGCGGCGGTGCGAGACGGCATGGGACAGGGACGAAGCCTGTTAGCGCAAGATGCGGTGAAAGCGAACCTCGCCGACCGGACGGGAACACTGGATGACGTGCTTGAGAAGTATGGTGCGAAGAAAAGAGTCTCGGGAGCGCGAGCCGAAGCGGGTGCAACTATTTCCGCCAGCAAGCCGAATCCCGATGACGACGAGGATGACGATATGAACGAAAACGCCTGCAGCGCCTGCAAAGCCTGCTCAGGAAGTAAGGCGTGTGGCTGCGGAGCTTCGGGCTGCGCCTGCGCCTGTGATGCCTGCAAAGCCTGTGATTTCAAGAATACGACGGGCAAAGCACTGGCCAATCCGCCGCTCAACGCGGAAGAGAAGAAAACCACTGAAGCGGTGGCTGGCGATTATCTCGCCGCGATCCAGCACCGCCGCCGACAGTTGGCCCTGCTCTAAATCGCTTTCGAATTTCTAAAAAAGTTCTGAGAGGTCCGCCTTTGCGGGCCTTTTCTTATTTCTACCGCAAGCACGAAACCGGACGGCTTCATTCCCTTGATTGATGGTCTCCCGGGCAAATGTCCAGCACTACCCCCAAATCCATATTCAGGAGATCGTCACCATGAGACCAACCAGTATCGACGCGATCCGCCAGCGCAAGATCGAGATTGAGAAGCAAATCTCGGGCGTGATTGCAACCCAACAAACCCTGCTGGACACGGCAGAAGAGGCAAAACGAGATTTGACGGCCGATGAAAGCGGCCAGTTCAACGCCAATACGGAAAAAATGAAGCCGCTCAAGGCCGCTCTCAGCATGCAGGACTTCATGCTGAATGAGGTAGCAGCGCAGCTCGAACGCGAACGCAACATGGGCGCAATCATCGTCACAGATAAGGGCGATGGCAATCCTGATCCCAGTGCCAAGCAGACTTCACGGAAACTCTGGGCCAAAGGCTTTGCGCAGCAGCTTCAGGCTGTGGCACGCGCCGAGCGTAGCGGCTATGTTGATCCCCGCTTGACGGGAGTCTTCGGAGACTTCGATGCGAAGGGCAACTTCCTGGCTTCCGGTGGCAGCGATGGCGCCATGAACGAAGCGGTTCCCTCGGAAGGCGGATTTCTGGTCGGAGCCGATACCTCCGAGCGAATCTACCAGCGGACGTATTTGACGGGTGAGATCACGCGACGTTGCCAACGGCAGCCAATCTCAGCCAATTCCAACCGTCTCAAGTTGAGAGTAGTCGACGAAGATTCGCGGGCCGATGGGTCACGTATGGGCGGCGTTTTAGCCTTCTGGGCGAATGAAGCCGATACTTTCATGTATACCCGTCCGAAGTTCCGCGAGATCGAACTGTTCCTGAACAAGCTGACCGCCCTGGTGTTTGCCACGGACGAACTGCTTGCCGATGCGGCCGCTCTCGAAGCATGGATCATGAACAACATGCCGACAGAATTGTCGTTCCGGGTCGAGGATTCGATTTTCAACGGCACCGGCGCCGGACAGCCGGCGGGAATTTTCAACTCGCAGGCCTTTCTGGCCTTGAACCCTGGTGGGACCGCAAACGTCGTAAACACGACCGATGTACTCGCCATGTGGGCGCGCTTCTGGCATCCTGGCCTCAAGAATCACATCGCCTCGATCAGCACGGAGAATTTGACCGCGGGCGCTGCGGGTGGACTGCCGGCAGCCGCCTGGTTCATCGACCAGACGGTGATTCCTCAGCTCTTCGGCATGCAGATGACGGGATCGAGCACCGGATCCGCAGTGATCCTGCTGTATCACCCACCCGGGGATAACCCTTTGTATGGGCAATACGGCGAGCTGCTTGGCCTGCCGGTAATTCCCACAGAGCACAACGCCGTTTTGGGCACGGTGGGAGATATCGTGCTCGCCGACATGAGCCAGATGCTCTTGGCCGACAAGGGCGCGCCGGAAGTGGCAAGTTCCATGCACGTTCGGTTCGTTCAGGGGGAACAGGCATTCAGATTCACATATCGTGTGGATGCTCAGACCACTTGGAAAAAGCCCCTCACTCCGAAAAATGGCGGAGCCACACTTTCGCCCTTCGTCGGACTGGCCTCCGGTTCTAGCCGATAACTCCACACAGGGGGAAGCATCGTGCTTCCCCCTGTGTTCATCGCTTCCCAAAAAAAATCTGATCTGAGGAGATTCCCATGAACGGTTTCAATCTGTCCGAAGCGGCCCATATTGCAGTGATCCTGCCGCCGCAGAGTATTTCTGGCGGAACCGGGCTTATCAATCCCGCTTTC